AAGTCCATGCCCGGGCGCCATGCCGAGTTCAAGATCAAGCGCCTGAACCGGCCATCAGCGGCCGCCGGCGGCTGGGTGAACCTGATCAAGTGGAAGGCCTGCAAAGGCGCTGTCGACCTGGATTTTTTGAAGAATTACCCGTGCTGGGGCGGTCTCGACCTTGCGAGCACGCGCGACTTGACGTCATTCCGGCTGGTCTGGAACGTCGACGGCGTGCTCTATACCCATGGCTGGCGGTTTGTGCCCGCGTCCGCAGTGCAGGATCGGAACGATCGCGGCCTGGTCCCGTACGGAAAATGGGTCGGCACCGGCCACCTGATCGAGGCCGGCGCCGAAGTGACCGATTACGACGCGGTGCAGGCCTGCATCCTGGAAGCGAAAGCCTGTTTCAACATCCAGATGATCGGCTACGACTCGTGGAACGCTAAGCAGCTGGTGCAGAAACTGCAGGCGGACGACGTTCCGTTGCAGGAATTCATCCAGGGCGGCAAAAGCTACCACCCGGCCATGCAGGCGCTCGAGCTGGCGTACGTCGAAGGCAACTTCGCGCACGGTAACGACCCGGTGCTGAACTGGTGCGCCTCCAACCTGGTGGCGCGCACGGACGCGAACATGAACACGGCGCCGGATAAGAAAAAAGCGCCGGAGAAGATCGACGACATCGTCGCGCTGCTGATGGCGATCGGCGTGATGCAAAGCGCAGAACCCGTCCACGACATCAACGATTTCCTTAACGCACCGATCAGCGCATGAATTTTACTTTCCTCAACTCTTTTCGCACCTGGTGGGGCCGCGGTGGCGCGCTCGCCGAGACGGTCGGCGTGCAAATGCCGCTGCCTGGCGCGCCGCTGATCCCTGATACTCGCGGCATTCACGTCGACGGCGCCCTGCAGATCAGCACCGTCTGGGCTTGTATCGATCGCCGAGCGACCACCATCGCCAGCCTGCCGTTTTTCGCCTATCAGCAGGCCAGCGGCGAGAAGGTGCTGGCGCGCGCCGCGCGCCTGTATGCGATTCTGCACGACTCGCCGAACAGCCGCATGACGCCGTTCGAGTTCTGGCGCGCCATGATGATGAATTATGACCTGCGCGGCAACGCATACGCTCGCATCGATCGTGACGACCAAGGCGAGGCGGTGGCCATGTGGCCGATGCCGGCCGACCAGGTCGAGGCGATCGTGCTGCCTGACGGGTCGATGGTCTACCAGTACACGATCGGCGCCGACGTCGCCGTGCTGGCCTCCGTCAACGTGCTCCATCTGAAAAACCTCGGCAACGGTACGACCGGGCTGGCCAAGCTCGAGTTTATGCGCGCCACAACCGACGAGGCCGTCAAGGCGCAGGCTACTGCAGCGAAGACGTTCGGATCGGGCGGCAAGCCGACCGGTGTGCTGATGGTCGACAAGGTGCTCGATCCGGCGCAGCGCAAGGCGGTGCAGGATCGCTTCGCCGAGATGGCCAGCGGGAACACCGCGCGCCTGTACGTGCTCGAGGCGAACATGAAGTACGAACAGATCAGCATGTCGCCGGAACAGCAGCAGCTGCTGGAAACCCGCAATTACGGCGTGGTGGAGTTGTGCCGGTGGTACGACGTGCCGCCGGTGCTGGTCCATCACCCGAGCGAAACCGGCTGGGGAACCGGCATCTACGAGATCAAGGACGGCTTTTACACCCTGTCGATCAGGCCGATGATCGTCAACATCGAGCAGGCCGTGCGCAAGCGCGTGATGACGGCGCGCCAGCGTGCTTCGATGACCGCGGAGTTCAGCTTGGATGCGCTGCTGCGCGGCGATCCGGTGAAGCGCGCCGATATCAACGCGAAAAACGTCCAGAACGGGCTGAAATCGCGCGCCGAGATCCGTCAGCTGGAGGGCGACCCTTATATAGACGGCACCGACGTGTTGACGGCCCAGAGCAACCTGGTGCCGCTGCATATGCTCGGCCGAATCACTGCGCGCGGCGGCTCCGGCGCCGACATTGCGCAATAGCGAGGAAATTTCATGCTGACCCAGAAAACACTGCCGTTTTGCGACACGGAATTCAAATTTACCGAAGATTCGGGCCTGTTCAAAGGCTATGCGAGCGTTTTCGGTGGTGTTGATTCGTACCGCGACACGATCCTGAAGGGTGCCTACCTGGACACCCTGCGGGAAAACGGCCTGCCGAAGATGTTCTACAACCACAAGTGGGACATGCCAATCGGGAAATACACCAACGTCGATGAAGACTCGAAGGGCCTGTGGGTCGAAGGCGAGCTTACACCTGGCCACAGCCGCGCCGCTGACGTGCGCGCGAGCATGCTGCACCAGACCCTGGATGGCCTAAGTATCGGAGGCCGGCTGCGCAAGGGCGATTACAAGGACGGGAACGAGGGCGGCCGGATCATCCACAAGTGGAGCGACCTGAAAGAGGTATCGCCGGTCGTGTTCCCGGCCGACGGCGCCGCCCGCATCGACCTGGACAGCGTGAAGCATGCCGACGAGATGGCGGCGATCGAAACCATCCGAGATTTTGAGTATTTCCTGCGGGATGCGGGGAATTTCAGCAAAGGGGCGGCTCAGGCCTTGACCGCCCGCGCCAAAGCGCTGTTTAGCCTGCGGGATGCAGGCGACACCGACGAAGCGAAGCGCGCCGAGAACGAAATTCTCGAACGCATCGGCCGAATTTGCCAATAAGCCCGCATCACAAGCCCATATCGGCCGCCTCGAGCGGCCATTTTTTCGCCCAAAGGAAACACATGTCCGACGCAATTACCAAAGCTCTCGACTCGATCGAGACCAAGTTGAAATCGATGTCTGAAAAGGCCGATGCCGAGATGAAAGACCTCGGCAAGGTCTCGACCGACACCAAGGCCGCCATCGACGCGCTCGGTATTGAGCAGCGCACCCTGGCCGACCGCATGCTGCAGCTCGAGCAGAAGGGCTCGGCCCAGCAGGATGACGCTCCGAAGGTAGAGACGTGCGGCGACCAGTTCGTCAAATCGGCCGCCTACAAGGCCGTGCAGGGCGCGGGCGCGCAGGGCTTCGGTCGCCAGGCTGCCGAGGTCAAAAACACTGTTACCAACGCGATCGCCAACACCTTCAGCGAGCGCCGCCCGGGTATCGTCGATGGCGCCTTCCGCGTGTTCACCATCGAAGACCTGCTGGTCTCGATCCCGACCAGCGCGAACGCGATCGACTGGATCCGCGAAAACGTCTTCACTAATGCCGCGGCGGAAACCGCTGAGGGCCTGCAGCTGCCGCAGTCGAGCATCACGTTTGCGCCGGGCACCATGCCGGTGTCGAGCATCGGCCACTTCGTCAAGATCACCCGCCAGCTGGCGATGGACAATGCGGCCCTGGCCGCGTACATCAACCGCCGCATGATCTACGGCGTGAACCTGAAGGTCGAAAGCCAACTGGTGTCAGGTAACGGCACCTCGCCGAACCTGAATGGGCTGACCAATGCCGGCAACTTCACTGCGCACGGATACACCGCGGCGCTGCTGAGCGCTGCCGGCCTGGCCAACAACCGCTTCGATCTGATCGGCAAGATGATCGGCGACTGCGCGCTGGCGGACTATCCGGCCGACGTCGTGGTCCTGAATACCGCCGACTGGTGGACCATGCGCTTGGCCAAAGATGGCCAAGGCCGCTACTTGCTGGGTGATCCGGCGTCGAACGTGGTGCCGACCCTGTTCGGCCGCCCGGTCGTGGCCAGCAATTCCATGGTGGCCGGTAAGGTCTGGGTCGGCTCGCTGTCCCAGGCTGCGACCCTGCACATCCGTGAGGGTATCGCCCTGGACCTGTCTGACTCGGACGAAAACAACTTCCAGCTGCAGCTGGTGAGTATTCGCGCGGTGCGTCGCCTGGCGCTGACGGTCGAGAAGCCGGCCGCCGCCCGCTACGGCGACCTGGTCCCGGCGTAATGGTCAACAGGGCAGGCCTGAGCGCTTGCCCTCATCTGGAGAGCAATATGGTTGAAGTAGAAATCATCGGCATGGTGATCACCGCACAGTACGGAACGCTGAACACCGGCGACGTCCTGCGCACGAATGCCGAGTTCGCGAAGCATCTCGTCGAGGAGGCCAAGGCCGCGCGCTATCGTGCCGACCGGCCAGCCGATGAGGCCGAGCCCGATCTCGAACCGGAAAGCGGCGCGCACGCGGATCCGGAGCCCGAAGCTGCTGTGCGGCGCCGCCGCGGCAAGTAAGCCATGCGCGCCCTGATTGCCGCTTGGCTTGCCGTCGTGCTGGGCGGGGATCGGCGCGCGCCACGCGCCACCAGCCCGCCGGCGCCGTTCTTCCTGGTGATGACGCCGCACATGGAGTTCATCCGCGTCTACGACCGCCCAGGTGGCTACGAGAAGCGTTTGCCTTACCTCGGGATGATGGCGGTCACATACCTGAATGACAAAGAAGCCTATCTCCACGGCGCCGTCGGCAAGATCACTCGCCCAATGCACGCGCAAGCACTGGACATGCTCCGCGCGCGCGGCGTCACCACCGTGCAGTTCGAGCGGCGCGGCGTCATGAAAACCATCGACCTGCTGCAGGCCGACAAACAACCTGAATCCTGAAGGACACCATGAGCGCAGATACCGACACATTCGAAAACAAGCAGATCGACTTCCTGTTCCGCGGCCAGGCGCTCGGCTTGGCCAACAGCACCGCGGCCGCCGGTACCGGGCCGTCGACGCATTATGTCGGCCTGATGACCGCGGCCGGCAGCGATGCAGCCGTCGGCACCGAAGTGTCCGGCGGCGGCTATGCCCGTGTTGCAGTCGCGGCCAGCTTGGCGAACTGGGCTGGCACGCAAGGCGCGGGCACCACGACTGCGTCCACCGGTACCAGCGGCACCACGTCGAACAACATCACGATCACCTTTCCGACGCCGACCGGCCCGTGGGGCCAGGCGGTCGAATGGGGCATCTTCGATTCGCCGACCGGCGGCATCGAGATCATTCGCGCTGCCCTGGGCGCGGCCAAAACGATCAATGGCGGGGATCCGGCGCCGTCGTTCGCGCCTGGCACGCTGACCTACCAGAAAGACAGCTGATCGTGAGCGCTATCCGAGACCGCATCCTGGCTCGCTGCGCCG